CCGAAGAAGATCGACTACGTTATCCGTGCCTACGGCGGCGACCCGGCGCGGCTGCTCCTGCCGCTCACATCGCCGGTCGGTGCCGGTCGTCCGCGCGAAACGCTCCTGCGGACGTTCATCATCGACCCGGTGTTCACCAACACGTTGCAGGACGACTTCTACAAGGCGCGGGAACGGCTTACGCAGGCGAAACGGGACAACGTGGAAGTCGGCGCTCCGCTTCCTCCGTGGTACAGCGAAGAGCTCTACCGGAAAGTCACGTCACGGGCGAAAGGGTCGCTTTCCAGCAAGATCGATGCGCTGCGTGACAAGAAGACGCAAATCCAGCTCGACCGCACAATACCGACCGTGGAGAAGGCGCAGAAGATCAGGGACATTCAGCGCCAGATCAACGAAATGCTCATCGACATCAACGCTGAACTGTATGAAGCTGGCGTACCAATGAGATGAAAAGGGGCCTCGCTAATGCGGGGCCTCTTCATATCGGGGGTGGTTCCGTTGAGTGAAAGGGATGTGGGGGAAATCCTCCAGCGGCTTTCCAGGTTGGAAGGAAAGCTGGACATCATGCTTGAAGATCGGGAAGTCATCGCGCAGGCAATGGCAACAGCAAATGAGGCGTTACAATCCTCAAAATCCGCCCATCATCGGATTGATGAAGTCAAGTCGGACGTGTCGTGGGCTTGGCGAACGGCTGTTGGTGCCGTGATCGGGGCCATTATCAGCTTTATCATACGTTTTTGGGAGAGGTGATACCATGGAAACCATCGCAACGGACATTCTGTCTCTTGCCGCCGTTGTCGCGGCGTACGTGGGTGTGGTGAAGGCGTATGGCGTTGATCCGAAGCACAGCCATGTCATCGCGCTTGTGATTGCGGCGGTGTTTGTGCTGGTGCCGGAATTCATTCAGCAGAAGCTGCTTCTCATTTCGGTCGTGGGTCTCACAGCCAGCGGCGCGTACCAGTACGTGAAGAAACGGGATGATGGAAATGGCCAAGGGAATTGACTGCGCGCAACCTCTTACGCTTGAAAAGGCGAAAGCGATCAAGGCCGCCGGTTATGAATTTGTTTGCCGTTACCTGGTGCCGGAGCGTTACGCTTGGAAACGGCTGACGCGGGCGGAAGCGGAAGCGATCACGGCGGCTGGCTTGAAGATTGTTTCCGTCTTTGAGACGACCGCAAGCCGTCCTGCTGGCGGGTCCGCTGCCGGTTCTGTTGACGGCGCTGAGGCGCTCAAAGAGGCGCTGGCGATCGGGCAACCCAAAGGATCGGCCATTTACTTTGCCGTGGATTTTGACGTCTCTGGAAAGGACACGATGGACGCGATCGAACGTTACCTTCGTGCCGCAGCTTCCGCAATTCCCGGATATGAAGTTGGCGTCTACGGCGAATACGACGTGATCGAGGAAATGGCCCGGCGCGGCGCAGCAAAGCACTTCTGGCAGACTTACGCATGGAGCAAGGGCAAAAAGAGCGCCAGGGCCAACATCTATCAGTACAAAAACGGTCAAACTGTCGCTGGGCATCCCGTGGACTTGAACGAATCTTACGGTGGGGAGGGATGGTGGAACTTGAAACCGGCGGAAGAACAGTATCCAGACGGTCTTTCCGACTTCGCCAAAAAAGCGTGGAAATGGGTTGTGGAAAAGAAAATCTCGGACGGAACGCGTCCGAAAGATCCGGTGACGCGGGAAGAGCTGTGGACGATGCTTTGGAGAGCACTTAAATAAAAATACCGCCCGGTTATGCGCCGGGCGGATTATTATTTTCAACATCGGCAGTTTCTTGGTTGTCATATACGTCATATGCCATGTTAACTTTTCCCCAAGAATATGCGATGTTTGCGATAATAGAAATAGCCCCTGTAACAACACATGATAACCAGCCCCATCCGATCCACAAGAGGATTAATGTCCCCGTACTATTGAAAAGTGTTGTAATGGGAGAAAAGCGGTTTATATTTACGATGATAAGCGACCAGATTATTGAAGCCACAACATACAACCAGTAATTCCCCTCAAACCTATATAGAAAAAGGAAAGTTACGGTGTAAATCATGACGGCATTTGCCAAGGGAATTATGGTATTTTTTATGGCCGCAACAGTAAAAAACAGCCGAGGATACCTCATCGCTCTCGTTCCCATTTCATCTACAGGAACCCAGAACCCAATACCGAATGGAGCCATAAGAATCCCTTCAAAAATCCCAGCAATAATCTTAAAGAACCACCACAAAATAGCTGCCGTGAGAATGTAAAAAATGAAGATAATCACACCATCACCAAAACCATTCCCCATCGGCTGGGGGACTTGCTCATACTTCGTTTGACACAATTCCGCAATGTTTCTATTCGACTCACTGGACAAACATTCCTTCTCATCGTATAATACGAACACACGTTCCTGTTTGGTGGTGTTATGCACCCGATCCACGGCATACCTGTTTGCGAGTGCAAGGCACTCATGCGCCCCAAGTGGGACTACAACGGCCCGCGCGTGTTCGTTTGTAGGCGTTGCGGACGGTGCGTGCCGGGATATGAGTGGCTTTGGGTGATGCGGGATCGTATAATGGAAAAGAAAAACCGCAAGCAATGAAGCTCACGGTTTTAATCTGTACCTGCGTATATACCGGCGAGCCGGTCTATACACAAGTACACATTAAACCAACTCGATTTTTGTTATTCTCCATTTCCCGTTTTCTTTTCTAATCGTGATGGATTGGAATATAGATTGAATTATTTGTTTCCGCGTCGGTTGTTCCAGCGCGTCCCAGTTTTCTTTCAATTCACGGATTGCTTGTGCGGCTTCTTCAAAAGTAATAGTTGGGCTTGCGATTTCCGGCAAATCGGCAAGTTTCCGCTCCAATTCAGAAACGCGCGCCATTTCCTCTTTCATCAGTCTGGCAAAATCTTCGTACGGCAAATGACCGTCGCCAAAAGCCATTTGCCATCTGCTTCGTCTTGCTTCGCTCGCTTTCAGGAGTCCGAGAATTTCATCTCTTTCGCTTCTTTGATTTTCGGCTTCATCCCATTTTGTCAAAACGGGAATCAAATGAATGGAATTAAAAATTAATCTGGTTAGATTAATTTCAGATATACCGGACTGATCGCAAGAACCGTATTTTTCATTATTGGAACAAGCATAACCGCGATAAATTTTCCCGTTGTCTCTCTTATTATACTTTCCCTTGTACGATCCGCCGCACTTGCCACAACGAATTATCCCGCCATAAATATATTCATATGAATTGCGGGACGTAAGTCCTTCTTTCCGCCTCCACAGAAGTTTTTGGGTGGCTTCAAACGTTTCCCGGTCAATTATGGGTTCATGATTTCCAGAAACGACGATACGATCATTTTCCGGTTTGTTTTCCTCTTTCCAGTGGACCATGCCGACATAATGCCAATTTGTTAAAGTCATCATGACTTTGTGCTGGTCCCATTTCGCCCCGCGATTTCTCCGAATCCCCATTTCATTAAGCCGTTTGGCAATAGTCGATGAACCGACGCCGGAAAGGTACTGTTCAAATATCCAGCGCACCCACTTTGCTTCCTCTGGCTTCACGATAAGTTTTCCGTCCTCGCTCCGCTCATATCCATAAAGAGGGACGGTGATATTGTGAAGCCCCTTTTTTATGCGCTTTGACATTCCCTTTTTCACTTCCTCGGCGAGGTTCTCCCGATACCACTGGGCGAGGATGCCGAGCATAAATACGAACATCCTACCAATAGCGGTTGATGTGTCGAAATTTTCGGAGATGGAAACAAATTTAACTTTCTTCTTTTCGAACAAGTCCAGCAAATAATATAAATCTCCAATGTTTCTGGTTAACCGATCTAATTTATGAACAACCAGAACGTCAATATTTCCGCTTTCTATTTCTGTTAACAACCTTTTCATATCCGGCCTGTTGAGATTCTTTCCCGAATATCCGGGATCCTCAAAATATCCAACCAGCGTCCATCCTTGAAATTTTATATAAGCAAGATTCTTTTCCCTTTGCGCATCCAGTGAGTGTCCTTCATTGGCTTGTTCTTCCGTGCTAACGCGTCCGTAACCGGCGGCTCGCATAAATGAACCCATCTCCTTCTTAAAGATCAATAGTATATCTAATGGCACGTCCAATAATTCTAGCTGGATTTTCATCCGTTACAACAATCGGATGATATAAAGGGTTATCTGGAATTAAAATCAAAATATCTCCTTGCCATTTTACTCTTTTTAATGTCGCCTCGGTGTCCCCATTCAACAATACCGCCGCAATCTGACCAGATTCAACTGTTGGTTGTTCACGAATCAAAACGAGCGCGCCATTTGGAATCGTGGGGGCCATTGATTCCCCTTTAGCAAACAAATAGTACAATCTTCCGCTTGGAACATTTTCTGAAACCTCATATCTATAATCTTCGAAGTTTTGTTCTGCCCAAATCGGATCTCCGCACGCGATTTCACCCAATATAGGAATCGGTCTAACATCGCGTGGAACAGGGATCAAGTTGGTTATCTCTTCGTTTTGTTTCGGAAATAAATCGTTAATACTCACGCCGAGAACATCAGCAATCGCAAACAACGTATTTTGTTCTGGCTCGTTTATTCCAGATTCATAAGAAGATATTGTATTATGCTTTACTCCGATCTTTAGACCAAGCTCTTTTTGCGTCATGTTCCTCATTTTGCGGTATTTCCGAATTTGCATCCCAACATACTTTGAAACATCCTTCATGAAAACCACCAACTCCTTTCGATCATATTATACCCAACTTCATGAAGATGTAAACACAAAAATTCATGATATCTGAAAATTAGCGTTGACTTGCCTGAGAATTTCATGTATTATGAAGTTGCGGGAGGTGGTAAAATGCTCCAAGAAAAATTGATCGCATGGCGAAAGTATCATGGACTTACACAAAAAGATATGGCGGAATTAATTGGTGTTGACGTGCGTACCTACATTAACAAGGAATCCGGGGTTTCACAATTTAAGGCAAACGAAATGTTCGCTATTTCTGAACGGTTGGGGAAGTCGATTGACGAACTTTTTTTGCCAACAAACTTCACGAAACATGAAGTTAAGAAAAAAAGAACAACAGCATGAGGTGGTTTTATGAAGGAGGCAACTAAAAACGATCAAGGGAAGTTCGTTGTGCAGTTTTCACTTCCCGAATGGTTGGTTAGGAAAATTGTTCTCGAAGTTCGGGCGGCGCGAGAAGAACAGGAAGGGGTGAAAACGGGATGATAATTCGCACGGAGAACTGGAACGGCCACCCGATCCGCTTCGTGGAGAAGGATCCGGGCGACTGGTGGGCGGTGGCCGCTGATGTTGCAAAAGCGCTGGGATACCGCATGGCATCCGACATGACCAGGTTCCTCGAACCCGAGGAAAAGGATACGCACAATGTGCGTACCCCCGGCGGAAACCAAGAGATGGTGGTCATTTCGGAGACCGGAATATACGAAGCGATTTTCAACAGCCGCCGGAAAGAGGCGAGGGAGTTCAAGAAGTGGATCAAGCGGGTAATCCGCGAACTTCGCCAAGCATCCGGCCTCGAAGGCTTCCAAATCTTCCGCATGCTCGACAAGGAGCACCAAAGAGAAGCTATGGCGAAACTGCGTGCTGGGCTTAGGAACCCGGTCCGCGTGGATTTCATCAAAGCAAACACCATTGCAAACAAGGCGGTTTCCACAAAGTTCGGGTATCGGAAGATGCTCAAAAAGTCGCAGATGACGCCGGAAATGCTGGTTCATCGGCAACCGATCCTTGAAGACACGGTCGAGTTGATGAGTGTCGTTGACCGCTTCGATCTTCCGATCAGCGTCAGCAAGACGATTTACAAGAAGCACGCTTGACATTGGACAATCCCACAGAAAGGGGTGAAACGGAAATGGACGTCAAAAAGCTGTTGGAAGAACAAATTGCGTCGATTGATAACCTTTTGAAAAAAGAATCCAACCGCTTCACCTTTCACGAAATTGTGATGCTTCATCAGCAGTTGGAAAGCTACATCAAGCTATATACGGCGATGGGTTTCCATTCCTACCAATAGACATATCCATATCCCTTCCGTTTGAAAATGGAAACCTCACCAATTCCCCACATTCGACGGAGGGGACAAAAATCCTGTCAAAGGAGGCCCGCCATGAACCGCCTGTATGACCGCATCTATTCGCCGGACTACCTTTGGACAAACATCCCCGTCAACGTCCGCCTACCGAACGAAGATGCACTCCACAGCAGCAAACTGCGTGAAGAACTTTCCGGCCCGCTGATCGTGTACAACATTCGTGACCAAGAGAAAAAGGAGCTGGTACCGACGTGAATCCCCACAAAACCCTTGCCGCCAAACATATCGCCGAAGCCATCGACAGCCTGCATGTGGCGAACTATCTACTCACATCGCATTATTGCGGCGAGTTTGAAACGGCAAAAGAAATCCGCGCCATCAGGGAAACGCTGTGGAAGATCAGGGACAAGCTCATTGAGGCGAAGGAGGAAAGCGCATGAACCGCGTACAGAAAGCGGCTGAACAAATCGAGCGGGCATTGGAACTGCTGAACCGTGCGAAAGAGAACCTTCGCTACGCCCGCAACGAACAGCACATCCCGGTAGCGGTACAGATCGCGGCTCTGGAGGAAACGCTGGACATTCTCAAAGACCCGGAATGCACACCGGAATATTACGAGGAGGACGACGAGGATGAAAGCGCCCGTGATGGGTAACGTGATCCGCATTGACGAACGCAGTTTCGTCATCGACGAAGGCGACGCGATCTGCACGTACAGCCGGGACTGGTATCGGTTGGCGTACGATCTGGAACAGCCGCTGGAACTGGTGTACGGGCTTCACGCGATTGCGAAACCGCGTGAATAAAAAATCAGCCGCACGAGACGGCCGCAAAACAAAACACTCTCGTTTCATTCTATCGCAAAAGGAGGCATCCTGCAATGGAAAAGGTGAAGCTGCCCCGCCATGTGGCGGAGGCGATTGAAAAAATAAAAAACCTGGTCCAGTTCCAGCTGCAAGACGCCTTCATCCTGTTCGAAGCATGCCGGTATGACGTGAAAGATAGCAGCCCGTGGTCGGTTCTGAATCAGTTTGTTCGCGAAAGTGAAAACATCTTCAAGCTCGCTGAAGCGCTGAAGTACGGGTACGAAATCGAGGAAGAACCGATCACGGTAACGATCACGCCGGAACAGCAGGAAAAGATACGGGGCTACTACAAAGCACACGTTGACATGAACACCGTTGAAGGTAGGGCCAACGCGGACATTATTTATCGAACTTTGGAGTTCGCAGGCATCACCATCCCCGGGGTGAATGCCTGATGGACCGCGAAAAGGTGAAGTTGCCCCGCCATGTGGCGGAGGCGTTGGAGAGCGCAAGGATAGATTACCAAAATGAAGATGATTTTATTCTTTGGAAATCGTGTCAGGAAGATGGAAAAAAGAATTATTTTAAGGTATTGCAAAGTTTCACTAGAAGCGGGGGCGGAGCCATAACACTTGCTAGGGCTATTCTCAACGGCTATGAAATCGAAACCGAACCGATCACCGTCACGATCACGCCAGAGATGCAGGACAAGTTACGCAAAATGTACAACGATAGCCCGCGCGACGAAAGAGTGGGTATCAGGTACGCTTTGACCGCGCTTGATCTCAAGATCCCCGGGGTGAATGCGTGATGGACCGCCTTTCCCTTGACCGATTCGCGCACGGGCTGCCCGATCCGCAGGACGTACCAGACCGCTTCGTTTGCTACTGCGCCTGCGGTTGCGGCATGCCCATCCACGAACTGGACGTGGTGATTGAGTGCCAGCTTACCAAGGACTTGTACTATTCCGAAAACTGTTTCCTGCGCAAAAGTGACATCCGCCATGTGTGGGCGGGGACGAGGGAGGATGCAACGTGAGCAGATATTTTACCACGCTTTCCTTTACTGAAGAACCGTTCGATCAATGGCGTGCTGCCGAGGTTGGAGCCGTTGTTGTTATGGGTGCAAATGGACGCCCGTTCTGGCGGTTTGACAGCAAAGAGCAGTACCAACGGTACATGATGCTTAACGCCAAACGGCAGGAGTGGGAGGAAAGGAGGAAAGCAAAAACAGGCAATGCGGACCAAGAGGAGGTACGGTCTTAAGTATCACGACGGCCGCTACCTTAGCTGGGACCCGGAACATTTTCCCCTCACTTCTGACGTGTTCGAGGCGAGGAAGTTCGTTAGCACCGAGGACATAGCAGTATTCCTCGAACACAGTCCTTACAGACCGGAAGCTCACGGATTGTCATCGGAAGACTTTGAAATTTGTGAATTTGAAATCACGTGCAGGGAGGTAAAGCCAAATGACGTTTGTGCTTCGGAAAGCGGAACGGAAGAAGGCTAAACTTCGCCTCGGAATCGTCGGTCCGAGCGGTTCCGGCAAAACCTACAGCAGCCTGCTTATCGCCTACGGCATTACCGGCGATTGGTCGAAAATCGCACTGATTGACACGGAAAACGGAAGTGGCGACCTGTACGCGCACCTGGGCGAGTACAACGTGCTTACCTTGGAGGCCCCGTATACTCCCGACCGGTACATCGAGGCTATCAAAGCGTGCGAAGACGCGGGCATGGAAGCCATCATCATCGATTCCCTTTCCCACGCTTGGGCCGGAGAAGGCGGCGCGCTCGATATTCAAGGTGCTGCGGCTGCAAGAATCGGAAATAGTTGGTCTGCGTGGCGGGAAGTCACGCCCATGCATAACGCATTGGTAAATACCATGCTCACGAGCAAGTGCCACATCATCGCCACCATGCGGGCAAAAACGGAATATGTGCAAGAGAAAGACCCGGCAACAGGAAAATCCATTGTCCGCAAAATTGGTCTTGCTCCCGTCCAACGTGACGGTATGGAGTACGAATTCACCATCACGATGGACATAAGCACGGAGCACATCGCCACGGCCTCCAAGGACCGCACAGGGCTGTTTGACGGGCAGTATTTCAAGCCTAGTATTGAGACGGGGAAAAAGCTGTTGGAATGGCTGGAAAGCGGCGTGGAGCCTGTCAGAAACGAAACTGCGGAGCAGATCAAGGCGAAATGGATGGAACTCGGCAAAAAGCCGGAGCTTCTCGACGCACAATGCCGCAAGCTGTACGGAAAACCGCTGCATCAACTCACCGAGCCGCAGGGACAAGAACTGCTTGCGAAGATGAGCGGCAAGTCGGCTGAGAAGGCGAAAGAGAATCCGAAGAAGGAAAAGCAGGAAGAGGACGAAATCGAACGCGCGATCCGCGAAGTCCATCAACAAGAACTGGAGGTTGCAAACAGATGAGCTTGAACATCGCCGTTTTGATCGGTCGGCTTGCCTCAGACCCCGACCTTTCCTACACGCAGACCGGAATCGCACACTGCACCTTTACGATTGCCGTGGACAGGCCGTTCACGAATCAACGGGGTGAACGTGAAGCCGACTTCATCCGCATTTCGACGTGGCGCAATCTGGCGGAAAACTGCGCCAATCATTTGCGGAAAGGGAGCAAAGCAGCGGTCCAAGGCCGCATCCAAACGCGGACGGTGGAAAGCGAAAAGGGAAAGCGCACAGTCGTGGAGGTTGTGGCGGAAACGGTGCGGTTCTTGGATGGGAAGAAGGCGGAGGGAGAGGCGCAGTCTGCAAAGCATGTAGCGACCATTGCGCCTCCTCCGCAAGGGAATCCAGTGGAAATCAATGATTCCGATTTGCCCTTCTAATCGTCGTAAGAAAGACGTGATTTCGCATGAACTATATCCGCGAGTTGAACGCGTTCAGGGATTGGCTAATGATGAACCATTTGTCCACCAAGGCTGTTGCGTTATGGTACACGCTGATGTCCATAAACAACTTGGCCGGGTGGCGGGAATGGTTCTCTGTGCCCAATTCAACGCTTCAACAGTTGACCAAGCTCTCCAAACAGGGCTTGGATGACGCAAGAGCGGAGCTTAAAAACAAAGGCTTGATCGACTACAGGGCTGGGGGGAAAAAGAAATCTGGTCACTACAAAATGAACTCATTGGTCAACAAATTGGTCAACGTGGCTGACCTATCTGTTGACCAATCCGTTGACCTATCCGTTGACTTATCTGTTGACCTATTTGATGACCTATCCGTTGACCAATCCAATGACCTTAATAAAACAGAAACTAAACTAAACGAAACTAAACAAGATATTATATCCCCCCCTATAGAAAATATTCCCCCCCTTAAAGCAAAGGGGGAGAAAAAGCGCAAATATGCCGACTTCGTGTCTATGACGGAGGAGGAGTATCAGAAGCTGGTGGACGAATACGGCGAGGAATTCACGCGCCGGTGCATTGAGGTTTTGGACAATTACAAAGGCGCGAAGGGGAAGAAGTACAAGTCGGATTATCGGGCGATAAAGAATTGGGTCGTTGGCCGGGTGGAAGAAGAGATGGAGAAGAAACGAGCAAAGGAGGGACGGTATGAAAAGTATCGGCGAGATGATCGACGGCTTTTTGGAGACTACAACCCAGACGACTTCTCCCTCTGACGAGCATGTTTGCCCTTATTGCGGGCGTGTGGTTCCAAAGAAACGCATCGTGCTATTCGGGCGCGAAAGATGGGTACAGCCTGTTTGCGAATGCGAAGCGGAAGCGCACGACCTCCAGCTTGCCGAAGCGATGGAACGACATCGCAAAAACGAAATCGAGCGCCGTTTTGCCATGTCCGAGCTTGGTGATCGATTTGACCATTGCCGGTTTGATACTTTTCAACCAGTCCCCGGAACAGAAAGCGCGCTTGAAGCCGCACGGGAGTTCGCGGAAACATTCGGTGAACGGAAAGACGGATTGGGACTGCTCATATGGGGGCAGCCCGGCAATGGCAAATCTCATCTTGCCGCAGCGATATGCCACCAGTTGAAAGAAGCCGGGCACACGGTCGTTTTTCAGAAGGTTCCTAATCTTCTGGAAAGAATTCGCGGCACATTCCGGCGTGGTGCGCACGAAAGCGAACGGGAGATCATGGATGCGCTGCGCAGATGCGAGCTTCTGGTGCTGGATGACATCGGTGCAGAAAAGGTGACGGACTGGGTGCTTGAAGTCATGTTCCGCATCATTGACAGCCGGTATAGCTGGCGACGACCCGTCGTATTCACAACCAACTTTTCGCCGCGCGGACTCATGTATCGGTTCATGCCGGACGGAGATGATTACACCGCCGAACAGGAACTGGCGGCAAAACGAATCCACGACCGCATCATGGAAATGGTGCAGATCGTGGAGAACAAAGCTCCGTCGTACCGGATGAAAACGGCCGCGGCAAGAGCAAAGGGGAATGACAAGCGCGGGTGGTCGGAATGAAACGGTCTGTGCGCGAAAAGTGGATGGCTAACGAATTCGACCGCATCTTTGATTCCCTGGAACCGGAGATACGCGAGGACATGGACCGGCTGGACTACCGTTTGCGCGTGGTGTGGAACGAAGCGCGGGCGTGCGGTGTGTCAGCGGAGATTGCGGAACGGAAGATGAATGAACGGCTGTGGAAGCTGATACGGGAATACGAAAACGCCGTGTGAGCCTCTAGAAGACGCGTACAGTCGTTCGCATTTGTGGGTCAGTATCATTATCACCGACATTGTAACGCGGCTCTACGGGGCGCAGAGAAGGCGAGAGGAGGATTTGCGTGATACCGGTAGAGGCAATTGAACGGGTGATTGATGATTTGGAGACGAAAAGAAATGAACAGTGGAAATTTTCCCTTATTCCAGCATTATCCGCTGACCTTAAGTGGCATGTGGGGGCAACGTGGGCATTTGATTATGCAATTAACGAACTACGAAGGGTGTTATCGGACTATGCCCGGTAGGACGAGCCATGACAAAGGAATGCGCGGGGAAAGGGAATTCGCGGAGCTTTGCGGAGGCCGCCGGGTGCCTCTCAGCGGCGCACAGCGCGGATTCGAGAATGATGTGCTGATCCCGACACCTGCCGGCGAACTACGCGCCGAGGTGAAGCGGCGCAAAGACGGATTCGCCACGCTGTATGGATGGCTGGAAGATGAGCGCGAGAAACCGGACATCGTGGCGTTCCGCGCGGATCGGAAGCCGTGGCTGGTGTGTATGTCGCTGGATGTTTTCCTGAAACTGATCGGGAGGGCGGAAGAATCATGAGTTTTCGACCGGAAAGACCTATCCCCAATCGCAAAAACGAGCTTCGCGCCACTTACCGCAGCAAGGTTGAGACGCGGCCCATGACGCCAGACGAATACCGGAAATACTTCGGCATCGAACCGCCGGCCAGAAAGGTGGGGAAACGCGCATGAACTGGCATCTTGCAACAGACACCGAACTGCTGACGGTGATATTCCACGAGCCGGACATTCCGCTGTCGTGGGTTCTGGAGGCTGCGGAAGAGTACCGGAGAAGGCATCCCGGTAATCCGCTCAAATGGTACCGCTACGAGGGGAAAGAGGCGGGATGAAAAGACTCGCCCCCGACCAAATCAAACCTGGCTGCTCATACCGGTTGATGCCGCGATACTCATACATCCCCGGCTTGAACCTGATTCGCCGCGTCGAGGCGATCCGCGACGGAAACGTCATCGTGAAGGTGGGAGACAAAGAGGTGCGGATGCCCGTGCGAGACTTCGCGGCGTTGGCTGTGGAGGAAGTGGAGTAATAAGGGGTGACAGCATGAAAATCGCAAACGTTTTGTCCATCAGCGGCGGCAAGGACAGTACGGCCATGTGGATATATGCCGTGAAAGAAATGGGCGTCGAAGTAATCCCGGTTTTCGCGGACACGGGAAACTAACACCCGCTGACCTACGAATACATCGACTACCTAGAATCGAAGTTGGGTCCGGTCAGGCGGGTGAAGGCTGATTTCTCGGAACAGATCGCAAAGAAACGGGAATATGTTGCGAACGAATGGCCGGACAAACTCATGAAGGCCGGAAAGACGAAAGAGGAAGCGGAATACATTGTCGAGCGCACGCTGAAACACCTTCATCCAACTGGCAACCCATTCCTTGATCTGTGCATGTGGAAAGGGCGCTTCCCTTCATCCCAGGCCAGGTTCTGCACGCAGTATTTGAAAGTTATACCGATTGCCGAGCAAGTCTATTTTCCACTTTGGGATGAAGGTTATCACATCGTTAGTTGGCAAGGCATACGGGCTGCGGAGAGTGAAAAACGCGCCAAGATGCCGGAACGGGAAATGACGCCGGAAGGTTACGAGGTATACAGGCCGATTCTGAAATGGACCGCGCGTGACGTGTTCAACATGCACAAGAAACACGGCATCGAACCGAACCCTCTGTACAAGTTGGGTATGACACGTGTGGGGTGCATGCCATGCATCTTCGTGAAAAAGGAGGAATTGTTCGAAATTTATCGACGTTTCCCTGAGGAAATCGAGCGGATCGCCGAATGGGAGAAGATTGTTGCGAAGGTTTCCCGGCGCGGCGACTCGTCATTTCTTCCGGCGCTGGATGGGGACGACAAAAAGAACATCTGGGACTGGGTCGAATGGTCGAAGACGTCTCGTGGCGGTCGCCAGATCGACCTTTTGAAAATGATCGAGCTTGATGAAACGCCCATGTGTTCGAGCGTATACGGGTTGTGCGAGTGATATTGCGGACGGCAACTCACGCTATTTTGAGGGAGGGAAAAGGGATGGACCAAGAAACGATTGTCTTAAGAAAGATAGCTAATGCAGCCAAATTGGTGAAAAAGTTTTGGCTCGCTAACGGGGATTATGTCGTTCCCAAATCAGAGCCGTTGAGAAAACTGTTTTCTGCACTTGATGAACTGGAAGAATACGAGAAGGCGGCACGGAAAATCCCCGATGAATCCACCGTCTACGGCATCGACTGTAGGGACGGGAAATGTGAAATGTGAAAAGAGCGAATCCCATGTAGGAGGCTGATCAGAATTGGAACTTCAAAAAGTCTATTATGAAGAGGATTACGGAATGGGCTGTGGATACAAAAAGGTCGGTTTGCGGATCGGGGACCAAATCGTCTGGTTCGCATCGTGGAATTACCCCGGCAAGCCGGACGAGCTTAATAATTTTCGACGAATGGAGGCGCTTATCGTAGCCATTATCGAAAGATACGAGAAGCAGGAAGAGAAGAAGCCTAAAGCGGAAGGAGACGAGAACGATGCGTGAGATACGTTTCAGGGGAAAGCGTCTAGACAACGGCGAATGGGTGCATGGCAGCCTGCTGTTCGTGCCATACACGGGAATGACATATATGTTCCCGGACGCCGCCAGGATCGTAAAATTGTCCGAAATTATCCCTGTTGATCCTAAAACCGTGGGGCAATCGACCGGCCTGAAAGACGATACCGGACGTGAAACATACACCAAAGACATATATGAAGACCTCGATGGAAAACGATTTGTGGTCGATTTCTCGGACGGTATGTTCACGGCAAATTACCCGCATGAAGATAGATTGATACCGCTGATTGACTGCCTCAACGGCAGCAAGTTTGTCGGAATTTACC